TGCTGTCCAAAGAGTTCAGCATAACCATCGATAAGTCCTTGCCTAAACTGTAAAAAAAAACAATAGCACCTAATACTACATCTAAAGGAAAGTCTTTAGCGTTCTCGCTTGTGTCTGCATCATAATCCTTTATTGTGTACCTTGCGCCTCGCTTGTGTTCTATTGGTCTGAATAATACGTTTACCGCTCTATGTAGATTGTCGTTGTCGCCTATGAAAGTGTCTAAGTCCATATACTCTCCGAAAGTCATATCGTCAAGTTCTGGAATGAAGCCATAATCTACGCCGCCTAAGCTAAACTTATTTATTAGCTGGTGGTTAGTGTTAAACATAGTATTTATAATCTCGCATACCTCAGCTATGTCTGTGGCTTTCATATTGCGTACTACTATCTCTGGCACTTTGCAGAATATCTCTACAATCTTTAATTGTATTGCTGTATCGTGTGTGTCCTCAAGCGTTCCATCTAACTTTGCAAACTCCTGGTATTGTCCTAAGGTTATCTCGTTAAGGCTTGTTGGTATTCTTAAATTAACTTTCATATTAATATATAAACTTTTTTAAATTATTTTAGAACAGTTTTAATTGTGCTTGTCCTATTCTTTGTTTTGCTATGTTGTAGTACTTATCGTCTAACTCAATACCTATAAAGTTTCTTTTAGTATTAACACAAGCTACACCAGTTGTACCGCTGCCCATTGTAAAGTCTAAAACAGTTTCATTATTATTTGTGTATGTCTTTATTAGATACTCCATTAAGGCAACAGGTTTCTGTGTTGGGTGTAATCCACTTTTATCTTTACTTAAATTATTTATTACAGGTATTTGATTTATTATTGTTCTTGGGTAACCATATTCATTGATATTGTTATTTTCTACTATGTGGCATTTACCATACACTCCTAAGTTTTCAGTTTGATGCTGTCCAGATTTACCCATACGACCAATAGTATTTTTTTTGTATGGCTGTGGGTTGTATGTGCATTGCTTTTTATAAAATACACTTATTATCTCACTGTTTCTTAATGGTTGTTTTTTAGAGTTTAAGAACCCTGTGCATCTTTTTTTATCCCAAACCCAATCATATTTGTAATTCTTAATATTGCTCATTCTTAAAGCACTACTAAAAGGCTCTGAACCAAACAAAACGACAGCACCATTTGGTTTTATTATTCTATTTAATTGCTGCCACATTAATTCAAAATCAATAACGCTATCCCATTTACAAGCGGTTGTTCCATAGGGTGGGTCTGTTATTATTGCGTCTATTGAAGCGTCTGGTATTGACTTCATTACTTCTAAGCATTCTCCTTTTATTAAATCTATTTTCATATCAGTGAACTATATACTTACCTCTATTTGGGTTTTGCAACTGGTAGCCTACTGCGTATCTAATCGCATCTATTAAGTGATTGTACTTGTCTATTGGTGTGTTTGATTTGCGTTCTAACCAGCGGTAGTTGTTTAACTCTTTGATGAGGTTTGTACTATCTGGACTTACAACTAAGTCATAGTCTTGTAGTAAGCTTATTCCGTACGTTACACTTCCTTGACCTTTTATACTTGGCTTTACATTACACCCTTTGGCTTTTATTTCGCTTAGTAGCCTTGGCTCTGCACTATCTCCTACAATCAAACCGCTATTAGCGTGTTTAAGGTTTAGTTCTGCTATTTGTGATGTGGTTAGTCTTGGCAAGTAAAAACATTCCTTTAAATAGATTGTCTTGGTGCTGGTGTTTATGTTTACCTCAACTAAGGTACTTGGGTCTGCTGCAAAGCCATAATCTTGACCCCATACACTTACGCTTGTTCTTCTAAACTCCCCTATACTCCAGTTGCTAAATATAACACCCTCAGCTTTAGACATCCAAGCACCAAGCATCTGTTGTTTGTATTTCTCTGGTCTGCGCTTACGCATTTGGTCTATTTGGTCTATGTAGCTTTTAGATAGGTTGTCTATGTTGTCTATGTAAGTGGTGTGTATGTAGGTAGTGTTTTCTTTCTGGGTGTTGCTTCCCTCTTGTACCCCTCGTTCTTCAAAGAAACGTCTGTATATAAAGTGTTCTTTGGTTGTAGGGTTTAAGATAAGTATCACTCTATTGGCTTTGCCTTGCTACCTTACACTTAGGTCTATCGTGTCAAACTTCTGCTCGTCTGTTAGTTCTTCTGCTTCATCTACTACCCAGGTAGTAATACCTTGCAGAGATTTAAGGTTAGCTGTCTGGTCGCCACTTGAAGTCTTGATACCTCTAAAGATAATCTTGCTACCAGTCTTTTTGTTTATTATCTCATCCTTAGTAATGTGGAAATGTTCTATCGAGCCGAACTGCTCTAACTTGTCTAAGAACTCTGGGATGATTGAGATGTATGCTGAGGTTAAAGTGTAGCGTGTAAAGAGTATAACGTGCCCAGCTTCATAGGTAAGCATAACTAAAAGGGCGTTTACTGAAAATGACTTTCCAGACCCACGCCCACCACTAACTATAAAGTACCTACTATCATTTTCAATAATAGGCATATATTTTTTCTTTACCTCAATCAACGAACTTTATTAAATCTCTAAAATTGATGTTTAAGCCCTCAGAACTATTGATATCCATACTTTCCTTTGGCTTTCCGTAACGATAGCTTAAATAGGTCTGTAAGGCTCTCATATCGCCTTTGGCTACTAACTTACCTAACTCCTCAATAGCTTCGTCTTTGTCTATTATATTGTCTAAGCGTTCTATAAGCTTTTGCTCTTGCTTTTTAGTTTTCCTTCCAGCACCTTCTCTTGCACCGCCATTGTTTTTTCTATTATCCATATTTGTAAAGATTGAAAAAAGATTGATTAATCAATTCACTAATATATAAACAAACTTATTTTTTTTTAGAACAATCTTTGTTGTGCTTTGTGTTGCTCTATTCTTTTTATAGCTGCATCGTAGTACTCTTTGTCTAACTCACAAGCTGTTAAGTCATATCCTAAATTATGACAAGCTATTGCTATTGAGCCACTACCTAAGTGAGTATCTAAAATCTTGTCCCCTTCTTTTGAGTAATTCATTAAAAGCCACTCATATAAAGATATCGGCTTTTCGGTTGGGTGAATTTTCTTTTGTTTTTGTGGATTGTTTAAATAGCCAAAGCCAATCCAATCGTATGTATATTTTCTTAAAATACAATCAAAACTTGTATAAGCTAATTCACCATCAGAATAGTTTGTATTGTTCGCATTTGTTATTTTTTTATCCCAATAAATCCAACCTTTTTTTGGTTCTAATAAATCCGCAAAATAATTACCACCCCATATTATTTGATTTTTACTTACCCTTTTAAGTTCGTTAAAATATTCTATTGATGGTCTTTTATTATCCCAACCGCCTTTTTTATATAAAATTTTTTCTTTGTTAAAAGTATTGCTTTTTCCACTTTTACCTTGTGTCGGTTTGTGTCCACCATCAAAACCAATACCATAAGGTGGGTCTACAATAGCAAGGTCAAAGTAGTTATCTTCATACCTTGCCATAAGTTCCATATTGTCCTCGTTTGTTATTAGCACAGCACTGGGTTTTTAACTTGTCTTTTTAGTTTAGCACCCTCTATCTTTTGTGGTTGTATCTGTGGCTTTGTAGCTTTTATTAGCTTATCGTATGGCATTAACCTTGTACCTATAAACTGCATAAGGCTTTCTGTTTCCCATTTCTTTAGTACTTCTGTTATTTCGTCTATTAGTAAAAGGTCTTGTGCTTTGACTTGCTTAGGTATTTTTTTGACTACCTTTTTCTTTCTTGGCATTTTGCATAAATCAACATTCAACCTAAACTGTCTAACTATCTTGTTAAATATTACTTTGTCGCTGTGTGTTACTGTATTAAAAGTTCTATTGTGATATAGTACGCAGTCGTGTGATATGCCTACCTTGCTGCCTAATAATTGTAGTGTGTGTCCTACTTCCTTAGCAAGTTTACAATATACCTTTCTTGCATACGAGTATTGTCTTTGTCTTACTCTTTGTGTTATATCAAATCCGTAAAGGTTGTTTAGTTCTTTTATTAGTTCGTCTAAGTTCATACTTCTTCTTTCTTTTGTATAGTGTATCCGTTTTCTTTTAGGAGTTGTATCGCTTCGTTTATTTTTTCTTGTTCCATTCTGTAAGTGCAGAATATTTCGTTATGTATTACCATTGTTCTTTGTTTAAATTATAATCACTAAGGGGTGCTTCCCCATTTTCTTCTAATTCTTTTTGTAAGTTGGCTAAGGCTCTCCAAGCTACCTTAGCACTATGTCTTATTAAGTCTGTGTCTATCTCTCCAGCTTCCATTAAGTGTCTTGTTAAAGCATCTAACTCATCGCCAGACTTTGACCTATCCCAGTGTAAAGGTTTGTTTGGGTGGTGCTGTTGGTTGCCTATCCAAGATGTTTTAGCTACTTCTCTTATTGCATCTGGAAAGTATTTAAGTACTCCACTAAATACTGGCATTGTCTTTCTGTTTGTTTCTTTTAAGCCAAAATCTAACATTTCTTTATAATCAAAGTCATCATCATAAACCCCAGCTCTTTGTTCTTGGCACTCAAGTTCTTCTTGTTCTGTCATTGTGTAGGCGGTTTCTGTTCCGCTTATGTAATCAATCCTCTGATTTCTCTTTTTCATTGTCTTTGTCTATTATTAGTTTTAGTGCTTCTAACTTTACATACATTTGGGCAACTATGTTTTCAAGTCTAAGTATTCTTTGTATCTGTGTGTGTTTCTTTGCTTTCATTTATTCTGCTTTATTTAAAATGTAATGTAAAGTGCCTTTACTGCTTATGTTAAACTCTGCCATAGTTTTTTTGTAGGACTTTACTTTTTTATAAAAGTCTTTTACATTATTTGCATTGTATTTACGCCAGTATGAAGTTGCTAATTTAGCGTGTGCTATTCTATCTTGTTTGTTTCTATCCATAGCATTATCTTGCTGTGTACCTATCGCTATATTGTCA